CACTTGGGAGTTCTGGGCTAGAGACAATCAACTAGAGCCTGCTGGTAACTGGAACACGTGGTTCATCAATGCTGGTCGTGGTTATGGTAAAACTCGTTCTGGTGTTGAATGGGTAAGAGAGCAAGTTAAGCGTGGTGCTAAACGTATCGCTGCTGTAGCCTCTACCAACTCAGATATTGAACGGGTTATGGTTAAAGGGGAATCGGGTTTCCTCAGTGTTTGCTGGAAGGGTGACAAGACCTACAAGGATAAACCTATGGGTTTCCCTGAATGGTCGCCTACCAAAAGAACACTTACTTGGGAGAATGGCGCTCAAGTCCAATTCTTCTCTGCTGAAGAACCTGAACGTCTTCGTGGCCCTCAGTTTGAGATTGCTTGGTGTGATGAGCTTGCTGCTTGGAATAAAGACATAGACACTTGGGCTATGCTTCAGTTCTGTATGCGTCTAGGTAAGCATCCACGTATTATGGTGACTACTACACCTAAGCCCACTAAGCTGGTAAGACAAATTCTTAAAGACCCTAAGACACACGTTACTAGAGGGTCTACTTTTGATAATGCTGCTAACCTTGCTGATACCTACTTGACTGCTGTTAAAGAGCAGTACGAGGGTACTAGACTAGGTAGACAAGAACTTTACGCTGAAGTCCTAGAGGAAGCGCAAGGCGCACTATGGACTACAGATATGCTAGACAGATGCTCTGTTAAGCACGAAGACCTCCCTGACTTTACCAGAATTGTTGTTGCACTAGACCCCGCCGTTACCTCTAACGCTGAGAGTGACATGACGGGTATTGTTGTTGCAGCACTAGATGTGAATGGTGTTGCCTATGTTCTAGGTGACTACACAGATCGTCTATCCCCTCAAGGCTGGGCCTCTAAGGCTGTCCAACTCTATCATCAATATGGTGCAGATAGGATTGTAGCTGAGAAAAACCAAGGTGGGGATATGGTCAGAACAACACTAGAAGGTGAAGATGAAACAGTTCCTATTAAACTTGTACACGCTTCTCGTGGTAAATATGCCCGCGCTGAACCTATATCTGCCCTATATGAGCGTAATCTTGTTAAGCACGTGGCAAACCCCCCAGATGGTTCTAGCCTGAATGAGCTTGAGACACAGATGCGAACATGGGAGCCATTAGGTTCTATAGGTTCTCCTGACAGACTTGATGCCCTTGTGTGGGCCTTAACTGAGTTGTCGTTGAATGGGTACAGTAAACCTAAACTTGCCCTTGTCTATAGTAGTTCTAAGGGTCTTATAAATAGATGATGGAAACCTATAGTTATGGTCAATAATCTCCCAGAGGCAGAAGCAAAGCTCGTTCTTGGTGTTGCAGGTCAAAATACACGACATGGACAAATTCGTGCTGACGAGTTTCTACCAGAGCTTCGTGGTAAGAAGGCTGTTCGTAAGTTTAGAGAAATGCGTGATAACGATAGCACTATCGGTGCTGTTATGTACGCTGTAGAACAAATCCTTCGTGACGTAGAAATCAAAGTAAAACCTGTAAACGATAGCGAAGAAGCCAAGCGTGAGGCTCAGTTTGTTGAAGAAGTTCTTCACGACATGGATCACACTCTAGATGATCATATCTCTGAGGCGCTATCTTACCTCTCGTATGGCTTTGCTTGGTTTGAGGTTGTGTATAAGCGTAGGGTAGGCCCAACAAGCCGCAGTGACAAGAAAAAATCTAAGTACACTGATGGTCGTATGGGTATTCGTAAGATTGCCTCTCGCGCTCCTTGGACTGTTAGCAAGTTTGATGTAGACCAACAGACTGGTGATGTTCTTGGTATGCAGCAAGATGTCGGTGGGATGAACAACAATACCTTCATTCCTATCAGCAAATCTCTCTACTATCGCACAACTACTCTGAATGGTGATGCTTCAGGTCGTTCTATTCTGCGTAACGCATACACATCGTATGAATACCTGAATAACCTACAGTCTATCGAAGCTATTGCTGTAGAGCGTGAGTTGGCTGGTATCCCAGTTGCTCGTATTCCCTCTGAGTACCTATCTGCTAGTGCTTCTGCTGAACAACAAGCATTTGTACAGAGCCTAGCTACAATCCTACGGGATGTTAAGTTTAACGAGCAGGGTTACATTGTCCTACCCTCTGACACTTACCCAGACAAAGATGGTGCGCCTACAAATATCCGTCTTGTTGATGTAGAACTTATGTCTTCGAGTGGTACTCGCAACATCAACATTGACCCTATTGTACGTAGATACCAGCATGACATTGCTCGTTCTGTGTTGTCGGAGTTTTTGTTGCTAGGCTCTCAGGGTGGCTCTTATGCACTCTCTAAGACTAAGACTGATATGTTCCTACGCGCACTTGAGTCCTACATCCAAGCAATCGTAGATGTTCTTAACAAGCAGTTGCTAGAGCGTCTGTGGCAGTTGAATGGCCTAGACTATGCCCTGATGCCAAAGATTGTTGCTGGTGATGTTGCACCCCACGATCTGCGCGAATTGTCCTCCTTCCTGCGTAACCTTAATGGGGCAGGTATTGACGTTAGTAATCACCCAGAAGTTATCTCTGATCTTATGGCGATTGCTGAACTGGACTACAACCCTGATCTTCCCCCTGCTGCACCAGAGGTTCCAACTAATGACTAGCTGGGAGAGACGTGGCTATGAGGTTCCTGATGGAAGACTGGTTCAAGCTGAAAGAGAAATCTACAGACAGTTCAATGAAGTAGTCTCAATCCAAAATAAAGCGAAGACCCTAGTTAAGTTCGGCAAGTCCGCTCAACTCTCTACAGGGTCTTTGCAGACAGTTTGGACAGTAGGTGGTAATGAGACCTACGTCTCAACAAACATCATTGATAGTATTTCGTCTAGTGCTATTGCCGATACTGAAAGCATCTACATTGAAGGCCACACAGTTTCGGGGACAGGTACAGACCAAAAGTTTACCTTTGTCTCTCAGACTGTCAACTTAAATGGAAGAACTAGGGTAGCACTACCAACTCCACTTGCTAGAGTGTCGATAATTTATAACAACAATGGTGTTTCGCTAACTGGTAGGGTTGTTGTTTACGAGAATACTGCTCTCACGAATGGTATTCCAACTGACACAAGTAAAATCCACATCGACATTCCCCTTGGATTACAAGAATCCTTTAAGGCTGCAACCACATTCAGTGACAAGGACTACTTCATCCTAACAGGTGGTTTTGGTTCTCTTAGTCTTAAGCAATCTGGTGCTGCTGATTTCTACGTAGAGATACGAGAAGCTGGGAAAGTCTTCCGTCAGGTGGCTGCTATTAGTGCTACAAATTCCTCTCCTTGGACTGTTGACCTAGACCCAGCAGTCATTATCCCTAAGAACTGTGATGTTAGGGTTAGGGTAGAAAGTAGTGCCAACAATGTTGTAGTGTTTACCAGTTTCAAAGGTTACTTAGCAAAGGTAGTATAAAGAATGTCTGATGATATTGAAAAAGGTGTCATGGACACTCTAGCAGACAAGGCCAAAACTTTCAACGAGAAGTACGGCGAGAAACATGGCCGTGTAACTGCTGCCAAACTTAAACAAGTCTTTGATCGTGGTATCGGTGCTTATAAGACTAACCCTTCGTCAGTTCGCCCTAACGTGACTTCTAAAGAACAGTGGGCATACGCAAGGGTCAACAGCTTCCTAGAAATCTATCGTGGGGCTAAGACTGCTAATCACGATAAGGATTTGTTGCCTGACATGAAAAAAGCACAATACGCTAACGACATCTTCACTACTGAACAAGAAGCTGTGGCCCGTAGCTATGATATGGGTTTTGGTGGTGCAACTCACGTCTCCGAATATAATGGACAGGCCGTTTTTATGCCCGCTGAGAGCCATGATGCTTATTTGGCATACTATGGTGCTGAAGACGAGGAAGACGAACCAGAGACCCCTTCCAGCGAGCGTATGGAGATGCTCAGGATGGTCATTGAGGAACTCCTGAAGGAAGACGTACAGAAGGCTGAGTATCAGGGTAAAACTGTCTCTCTGAACAAACCTCGTCGTATTCAAGATGGCAACAAGAAGTTTGAAGTGTTCGTGCAAGATGGTGACAAGGTTAAAAGAGTAACCTTTGGTGATCCTAATATGCAGATCAGACGCGACAACCCAAAGGCTCGTGCAAACTTCCGTGCTAGACATTCTTGCGATACCGCAACAGACAAGACTTCAGCTAAGTACTGGTCTTGCCGTATGTGGGAAGCAGATACCTCGGTGAGTGAAATGACAAAATCCAGTATTGAGGGTAAAATCCTTAAGGTTGATGATGAACAGCGTATGGTTTTCGGTTGGGCCTCTGTGATCACCGAAGATGGGGAACCTGTTATTGACCGCCAAGGCGATATGATCGAAGCTGATACTTTGGTCAAGGCCGTAAATGAATTTATGGAGCACGTGCGAGTTGGCAAGGCTATGCACAGTGGTGAGCAGGTTGGCGTTGTAGTCCACTCTCTCCCTATCACTAAAGAGATTGGTGAGGCTCTAGGTATCCACTCTAACCGCGAAGGATGGGTTGTTGCTTACAAAGTATTCGATGATTCTGTCTGGGAGCGTGTGAAAAGCGGTGAACTCGCAGCGTTTTCCATTGGTGGGCGCGCTCAAAAACAGGAGATTTAACTTGCCTAACCTCCTTAAAAACTTGCAGCTTGAGGAACTTTCCTTGGTGGATAGACCTGCCAACGCACAGGCAATGGTAAGTCTCTTTAAGCGCGACAACTCAGAGGGATTTGAGAAAATGGATGAAGATATGGAAGCCAAAGTTAAGGCTTACATGGAAGAAAAGGCTTGCGGTCGTGATGAAGCTATGAAGGCTCTCGGCTATGATATGGCAAAGCCTAAAACAAAAGCAAAGCCCGACCCGATGGAAGCCATGAAGGCTGATGTTGCACGTCTGACCGCTGAGGTTGATCGTCTGCAAAAGGGTCTGGATGAGGCTGGTTACGTTGTTTCTGCTGACGTAATTGAAAAGAAGGCTGCTGTAGAGATGATTGAAGTTGGTGGTGTTTCCATTGCCAAGTCTGAAATCCCTGCTCCAGTTCTGAAAGCTCTAGAAGAAGCAGAAGTTTCTAAGAAGCAACACGAGATTGAAAAAGCTGACATTGAACTGACTAAGCGCGCAGGGGAAACCTTGCCTAACTTTGACGTTAATGTTGCTAAATCGTTGCTGAAATCTTTTGCTGATGACAAAGCTATTGTAGAGGCACTCAAGGCTGCTGATGCTGCTTTCGCCGCTGCTATGGATGA